TTAAACCAAATAGGTACAAGTTAGGATTTGTAAGTTTAAGTGATCCTACAGATAAGTATGAACCATATAATCCATCTATTGGATTTGATTCAGCAGATGTTATGGTAATACGAAGTGGTGTTGTTCAAAATCCAACTGAAGACTATATTATTGGACATGGTTATATTGAATTTACAACTAATGTAACAGAATTAGAAGATTTATATCTATTATATGTTCATAGTAGAGATGAATTATCATTTACTCAAACTGGTTCTACATCTAATACAAAAACTTATCAATTATCTAATACACTAAGTTCTATATTTGCTTTAGAAGATGATATTATTGTTTTTGCTGATGGTGTTCCAAGATTCAAACGTAAGGGAGATTTTATAGTAACAAATGATGATACAATTACTTTAACCCATGCAGATGGTTTAAATCCAACTCAGGTTTTCATTACTAAATATCCAACATTATTACTATTAGATGTATTTGAAAATTGTCCAAATGGCACCAGAACCATATTTAACCTCTATCAGAACGAAAATAATTGGTCTGTTAGTGAAGTATCTGAAGATGCTGATATTCTTATCTCTAAAAATGGAATTATACTAGATCCTGGTACAGAATATAATTTAATTTCTAATAACAGACAGGTTGACTTTACCACTCCTCCTGTATTATCAGATACAATTTTCTTTGTGAAAATGAATGGTAACGAATTAAAGAGCTTAACAAATGTATCTGGAAATACTTATAATCTTGTCGATACATATTCTTCAAATTATGATAAAGAAGGATTAGTTATATTTTCAAACAATGTGTGGAAATTTGCAGAAACAGGTGGGTTTACCTGGAATGATAATAATACTATCACATTGGACACTACACATACATCTGGTACATTATTTGCAATTAAATTTAATGGAGTATTCAATCTATTAGATGAAATACACACTCCATTTGATGGTTCGAGGACCATGTTTAACATGTTTGATGGAGAAGAAAACTTTATGCCACCAGGTACAGTTTCTGACGACTCCACACCAGATCCTACAAGTTTGCTAGTTACAAAGAATGGTGGTTTACTAGAACCAGGTTATCAATATACACTAACTGGAGATAATGAAAGTCAAATTCAATTTACTAGTGCTCCGGTTTCTAGTGATGTTATTTCTGTGAGATCTGTTGGATCCTTTGATAAGTTAGACACCATTGCAAGTGGTTCTGGAACTGTATTCCCACTAACTAAGTCAAGTAATGATTATTATCCAAATGCTCATATAGAGAGACCTAGAGAACTTGAAAATCAAATAATTGTTATTAAAGATGGAAAAGTTTTAAGTCCATTATATGATTTTTATATTGATAATAATAATATAGTTTTCGTCAATAGTGTTTCAGGATCAAGACTATCATTCTTGGATTTCCGTGGAACTGCTTCTGATGTAAAAGTCTTTAGTAGACTTAATCAATTATCTGTTGGAGATGAACTTTATATTTCTGGTGAAGAAAACATTAGATATGTAGAGGGTATTGAGTCTCCTACTGTGATGAATACCAGAGAAATGATAAAAAATGGCAACTTTATTATTGGAAACACTTATAAAATTTATAAGTTAGATGGTAATCAAGTTAATATTCAAACCACAGACTCAAATGGTGACACCATTTGGGTGTCTATAGGAGTTGGTGATATATTTACAGCAACTACAACTTCGGTAGATGGTATTGTGTCTGTATTTGGACAAGGATCATTAGAGGGAAATACTCCTTCGGGATTTGTTGCCACTACAAATTATTCTGGTGGAATAGTTACCGGGTTTACAATGACAAATGGTGGTGAATATTATGAGAATCCTGTTGTAATTCGTACAAAAGGAACTGGTTCTGGTGCAAAAGCTGTTGCTCGTGTTAAAACTCTTATTGGAGACAACGTTGTTGATGCATCGTCAATAGAACTGCAATATCCTGGTAGGAATGTTTATAATGATCATACTGCTATTGCAACAGTTTATGCGACAACATATAAGAAACAACCACTACACAAATCTGAAGTTAGAAAATCAACTAAACTTAATACTGCTCTAACTAATTCATCTACTACTGTAGTACTTGGAAATTCTACTGGACTATCAAGTAATCCACCAGTAGTAACAGTAACTTCTAATTCTGGTACTGTTGCTCAAATTAATAATGTTAAAGTTTTTAATGGTAAAATTACTGGTATGGAAATACTTTCAGCCGGTTCTAGTATGGATGATCGGGATGTTGCTATTACAGTAACTGGTGGCGGTGGTTCTGGATGTGTTCTTGAACCAGTTCTAAATGTGTCTGGTATGTTAACAGGTATTAATATTCAAAATCCTGGAACTGGTTATGATAGTCATCGCGTCATTATCCTCAATGGAACTGACGAAAAAGAAGAGGTTATTGAATATACAGGAATTACTAGTAATACACTAACTGGTATTACTAGAGGAGTTGTCGGAACATCCGCATCTTCTCACCAAACAACAGGAACTTCTGTATATTTCGACAATTATCTCTGATAAATAAAAGTATAAAAGAGGAACCGGAAAAGTAATGCCTTCACTAGTCACTGATAATTTTAGGGTTTTTGCCGCTGAACAATTTATAGAGTCTCTAGAAGAACCATATGATTCTTCAAACATTCCAGTTGCAGATAGCGATGCGGCCGCATTAAAATTTAGAAGTAAAGTTTATCTCTTTACTGGGAGATCTCAACCTTGGCCTATAGAAAGATATGATGGAGTTAGTGGAGTAAGCGAATTTGAACCACCGGCACCATTTGATTCATTTAATGATATGAATGAACTTTATGATGATATGATTTCTATGAAGAGAGTTAATAGAACAGATCTTTCACAAGTAATTAGAAGAAATACTTGGAAGGAGAATGTTAAGTATGATATGTATAAAAATAATTATACACCAGATAATTTATCTTTAAATGGTCAGTCTAGTTTATATGATTCTCAATTTTATGTTATAAACAGTAATTATCAAGTATATAAGTGTATTTACAATGGCATTAGCCCATCTTTCCCGGATGCTAGAGAATCTAAAGTAGAACCAACAGGTACTTCTACGAGTATTATTGAAAGCTCTAGTGATGGATATAGATGGAAGTACATGTATACGATTAATATTTCAGATTATATTAGATTTGTTTCCAGTGATTTTATACCAGTAAAATCTGATAGTTCAGTTACTGCTGCTGCAGTTGAAGGATCAATTGAGCAATTAGTAATTACTAATAGAGGTAGTAGTTTAAGTGCGAATACTTATTATTGCCCTATTATTGGTGATGGTACTACTGGTGCAATTGCAAGAGTTATAGTTCCAGCATCTGGTTCAAACGCTAGTAAAATTGATAATGTTGCATTAGAAGTAGTTGGTGCAGGTTATACTAGAGGAACAGTTCTTCTTGGAGAAGCTTATACTAGTGTTGCAAACGCAGTTAGTAGAACGGGTTCTTCTTCTGTATTGAATGGATCAGTTGAAACAATAATTTCCCCTCCGGGTGGTCATGGATCAAATCCTGCATTAGAGTTGGGTGGATATAGAGTAATGATTAATAAATCTCTAGAATTTCTAGATGGCGATGGTGATATTCCAGTTGATTCTCAGTTCAGAAGATATGGATTGATTGCAGATCCACAAACACCAAGTAATTTAGATTTAGTTACAGATACAGCAACTGCTTGTTTTTCATTAAAATTTCCAACTAGTGGATCTGGTTCTCCTACTGGTGATTTTGAACCAGGTAAGATTATAACCCAATCTGCAACTGGTGCTGCTGGTAGAGTAATTCATTGGGATTCTGTTACTAAAGTATTAAAGTATTATCAAAACGAATTTATTGATGAATCAAATCAAACTGGACAAAATAAGTATAAATTAGTACCATTTAGTGGCGATAATCAAATTTCTTCCACAACCACACAAGGAAACATTACAGGTACTCCTGGTGGCACAGGATCATATTTTGGTGTTACATTTGCTAGTGGATATGCTACTCCAGAAGTTAAAAAAAATAGTGGTAACGTAATTTATGTTGAAAACAGAAAAGCAGTAAATAGATCAAACGACCAAGTTGAAGATATCAAATTGGTCGTAGAATTTTAAAATAAATAATAAAAAAGCAATCCCCTGAAGGTCCTATAAATGCAGGAAACAAATCTTAGAATATCTCCATATTTTGATGATTTTGATAGTTCAAAAAATTATCAAAAGGTATTATTTAAACCAGGATATTCTGTACAAACTAGAGAACTTAACACTCTACAATCCATACTACAAAATCAAGTAGAAAAATTTGGTCAGCACATTTTTAAAGATGGTTCTCTTGTCATACCTGGTAATGTAAACTATGATATGTCTGCTAGAGCAGTATTAATTCAACCACTAATTAATGGAATTACTGTCGAATCATATCTGGAAGCATTAAAAGGAAAAATTTTAACAGGCGCTTTTTCGGGGGTTAAAGCGGAAGTCACAGGTACTTTATCAGCATCAATGTCTGAAAAAGATACAACAACATTATATGTTGCATATAATTATGGTGGTATTGAAGAAAATAATGAACAAATAAAAGAATTTAAAAATAATGAAATTCTTTTAGATGATGAAGGAACAGCTTTAGCTATTACAACTGTACAAAATTCAACTTCATATACTGGTTCTACTGTAAATATTAATTCTGGTGTTTATTTTATTAGAGGATTTTTTGTAGAGGTTTTACCACAAAAAATTATATTAGAACAATATAATACAAGACCAACATATAAAGTAGGACTTCAAATTAGCGAAAATGTTGTCAGTTCTGAAGAAGATGATACATTATATGACAATTCATTGGGATCTACAAATTTTGCTTCTCCTGGTGCCGATAGATTAAAATTTAACCTAGAATTAGTAAAACAAAATTTATTAATAACTGAAAATTCTAATTTTATCGAGTTGATGAGATTTGAAGATGGTATAATAACTCAACAGGCTGATGCATATCAATCTGCATATTCTCAACTAGAAAAGAATTTAGCTAGAAGAACATATAGTAATCATGGTAGTTTTACAACACAACCATACAACATTAAAATTAGAGAAGCATTAAATGATGGTGTAAATGGTGGTGTATATTTTGCTAATGAAATTTCTTATGACGGAAGAACAATTGTAGATGAAATACCTCAAGGTGCTTCCTTATCCAATGTTAGTGCTAATGAATATACAGATGGTACTACTCAATATATTATAGGAAAAGATTACTATGCTATTGAATTATCAGAAGGTAAAGCATATGTTGAAGGATTTGAAGTTTTAAATGAAAGAAAACAATATACTTTAGTCCGAAAACCAAGAAAAACTCAATCAATTAATAATCAAGGTACTGTATTACAGATTGGTTCTTATGTTAAGATAGCACAAAATTCTAATAATCTACCTGAAATTTCAGGTACTGTAAAATTAGGTGACAATTTAATATTAAAAGACATTGATAATACTGCAATTGGTGTTGCAAAATCTGTAGGATTAGTAAACTCTGAAAGATTATATATTAACAGTCTTTCAATATTTGAGGATTTAACTGTTAGTTCGCTTACTGGTATATCTGAAGGTGATTTTATTACTGGTAATACATCTGGAGCTACTGGATTTATTAATTTAATAACTACTAGTACACTATTATTACAGTTAACTCAGGTTACAGGTACTTTTATATCTGGAGAGTCTATTTCTTCTAGTAATGCAGATTTAGCTGCTGGTGTTAGTATTACTAACGTTAAAAAATATTTACTTGAAAATGTAAGAAAATTTGAAAAGATTGGATCTGTTTCATTTTCATGTATAGTTAAGTTAGATTCTCTACCAATAACTGGTTCTTCCTTTACAGTTACAGGAGGCAATAAATTAAATGGCATCAATACCTCATTCAACTTTGAATTATCTGAAAAATCTAAAATACAAATTGGTGGTGAAGCTGCTATAGAAGTTGATAGTATCAATTCTGATGGAACTGAAGTTACTCTATCAAGTTCAGTTGCAAACGGAACTTATTATAGTGTACGTAAACAAATTTGTAAATTATATTCGTCAGAAACCGGATTTACTAGTAAAATTTCATTAAACCCAGTTAAATCTGTTGGTGAAAATTTTCCATACGTAAATAACAATTTGATTGTTGAAACGAAAACTGCAGGTGCTGGAGGGCAGTTTGAGATTCAATCCGCAACAGGTACAGCAATTGACACGAGTAGTATTACTATTACTGCGGGATCAACATCAGTATCTTTTGATGCTTCTTTATCATCGAGTAATATAGCTATAATTACAAATACCGGGTTATCTGCCGGTGCGTCAGCAACTATATATTACAGTGTAAGATTTCCAAATCCCACGGTAAGAAAGAAAACAAAAGAATCTTATAAATTTTTATCAGTAAAGTTAGCTAAATCTAGTGCTAATGATAAATATGGCACTAGATTTACAGATAAAGAAATTTCTTTAAAATACGCAGATGTAATTAAAGTACACGCTATACATCAAGCTTTAAATGATAGTGACGATAAAGAAAAATTATTTGATTCTGTTGTATTAAATGACTCTTCTCAAATTAATGAGGGAGATATTTTAACACTTGGTACAGTTAGGGCAAGAGTTATATCTAAAGTTAGTGCAAATAAAGTTTATATCAAATATCTTTCGACTTCAAGATTTCAGACTGGAAAAAATTTAGCAATTTCAATTAACATTATCGCAACAGATAAAATTGATGGTATTTTTATTAAGGAGTCTTATTATGGAAAATATGAAGATGTGACAGATGATTTTAAATTTGTTAGAAATGATACTGATGATTTTTATAGAATTTCAAAATTAGTTAGAAAATCATCTGCAGCTGAACCTACTCAAAAAATTGTTGTTGTATTTGATTACTTCAAACACGAAAATTTAGAAAATGATTTTTATTCGGTAGAGTCATATGGTGATTTAGAATATTCAGATATTCCTTTGTCGTATAAGTATGCATCAATGGCTGATATAATTGATTTTAGATATTATACAGAATCATCTATTGAGGGTGCTACTTCTGGTTCTATTAGTAGTCCATTTATAGAAACTGTTTCTGCTTTTAATATTTACACATCACCCACCCCATCCAACCAAAAAGTTCCTACTCCAGGATCTATATTTGGTTTAGATTATAATTTTTATACTGGTCGAGTTGATAAAGTATATCTAACGTCAAGTAATCAAAAGTATGGTTATATAACTGGTGAATTAAGAGTTGTGCAAGGCGGAGATTCTATTGAACCAGCATTAGCTGAAGATGATTCAGTAGGACTATTGCTTGCTACAATTAATCTTCCACCATATTTAAAAAATGTTGGGGATGCTAAAATTACTTTTGAAAAAACAAGAAATTATACAATGAGAGATATTGGAAAGTTGGAAGATAGACTTACTAATGTAGAAAAATATACTTCACTAACCTTACTTGAAGTTAATACAAATAATTTAAATATTCTTGATGACGAAGGTAGAAATAGATTCAAAAATGGTTTTGTTGTAGATGGTTTTAATTCAACAGATGTTGCTGATATATCAAATCCAGACTTTTCTGCATCTCTTGACTTAACAAAAAATATTGTAAGACCATATCCTGCTGTAAATAATACTGGATTTTATTTTGACGATTCATCCAGTTCTGCAAAATTAAATAGAACTTATGTAACTATTCCATATGAAGAAACTCCATTAGTTTCGCAAGTCTATTCTAGTAGAGTTGAAAATCTTTTCCCGTATGAAGTCTTTTCTTGGGTTGGTAATATGGATCTTTTCCCCAAAAAAGATATTTGGTATGATACACAAAGAGAAATTGTAGAGGGACAAAATATTAATTTAGTTGACTCATATACTGCCCTATTTGATTTAACTGTGCCAGGTGGTCAAGTTTGGGGTAACTGGAATCTTGGTTCAGGCGGCAGTACCAGGGGTGGAGGAGGTACTACTATTGTAGATATCATGCCAGGTACTCAATACGATGTAGGTAGTTTAAATTTTGATATTGAATCTGGTGATACAATTCAAGATGTAATTGATATTAAATACTCTAGATCTAGAATTGTTAATATTAATGCAACATTATTAAAACCAAACACAAGATTTTACTTTTATATTGATGATACTGAATCAGCTGATATAATTTATCCTAATGTACTATCAAATCTTACTAATCAATCTGGACAATTTATACTTGGTGAAAAAGTTGATTTAATTCCAGTTTATAATGATGATATTATTAGAGCTGCGGTGGTTAATAATTTATCGGCAACAGTTGTTGATCCTAATTTGTTTAGAGATAGTTCTGATATTAACTCTAGTGATTTTAATTCTGATGGTTATCAAACCCAATCATCTATTCTTGCTATAGATGATATAAGATCTCAAGATAATTCTGATATCAATCCAACAATTTTAGGTACTACCTTTATGATTATTGGAAGAAATTCGGGTGCTTTTGCTAGATCTGAAAATCAACAATCTTTATATTCCGATAGATTTGGTAATTTAAATGCATTCGTTTTAATTCCACCAACTACGTTTGAAACTGGGGATTTAACTTTCTCAATATCAGATATTCCAGGAAATTTACAAGTCAAGGGTATTACTGGTTCATATGCAATAGGTCAGTATTATTCGCAAGGTACAGAACTTAATGTAACTGCAAACATTACAACTCTCGAAGCTCCTGAACTAACTGCTACTGCTATCACACGAGAAAGAAGGAGATTTATTCCAGATCCACCACCGGCACCAGCTGGTCATGACCCTATCGCACAATCTTTCTTTATTGGTGAAGAAGGTGTGTTTATTACTTCCATTGAACTTTTCTTCTTGTCAAAAGACGATATACAACCAGTTACAATTGACATTAGAACTATGGAAAATGGTACTCCAACTAGTTTTATATTACCAGGTTCTATTGTCACTGTTCAATCAAAAGATGTAAAAACGTCTACAGATGCTTCCGAAAGCACTACATTTGTTTTTGACAATCCAATTTTCTTATCAAGTAATAATTCATATTCATTCATTATAAGAACAACCAATAAAAACTATAATATGTGGGTGTCTAGATTAGGCGAAACTGATGTTACTACTGGTCTGTTTATTGATAAACAACCTTATGTTGGTGTGTTATATAAATCATCGAACCAAAGTATTTGGACACCTGATCAATATGAAGATGTTAAATTTATAATGAATAGAGCACAATTTAATACAAATACTACATACACTGCTGTATTACCAAATATACCAATTATAGATCAAAAATTAAATAAAAATCCACTAAAATTTGTTGGTGACTCATCTATTGTTACAGTGTTCCAACCAAATCATGGTATGCATGATGCTGGTAATAAAGTAAAAATTTCTGGAGTAAATTCTGACTTACCAAACGCTTCATTATCTACAGGAATTTCAGGAAACGATTCAACAATTCCAATTGCAGATGTTCTTGGAACAATAGGATATGATGCATCTAATGACGGTTGGAACACTATAAATAACCAATCTATTTCTAGTATAAATCCTGGATTTGCTAAAATTGGTGATGAAATTATTACGTACACTGGAATTGCTGCATCACAATTAACTGGATGTTTAAGAGGTAAACTAGGTACGCAAGCTGTAACTCATTCGGCTGGAACTTCTGTACAACCATATCAAATAAATGGTATAATATCTTCTCAATTAAATACTACTCACACAATTAGTAATATTATTAGTTTGGATGAATATCAAATTATTGTACCAAATATTGCAAATAGAACAAAACAATCTGGCGGTAGTTTTGTAACCGCTACAAGAAATATTCAATATGAAACAATAACACCTAATTTTAATGTAATGTCACCAACTGCAACCACAACTGATTTTTCAATAACATCAGTTAGTGGAACAAGTATTGGAAACTCTTCGCAACAATCATTTGATCTTAGACCTTTACAAAGTATCAATAATAAAGTAGAAAATTTATTAGATGAACCAAAATTAATTCTATCTGATCCAAATAAGAGTACCTATCAAACAGGTTCATCAGGAACATTAACTACATATGTAAATATGTCAACTACTTCCGATAGGGTAAGTCCAGTGTTAGATATTGCAGGGTCTTCTATTGTTACTATTACAAATAGACTTAATAAAGAAGTTGATGTAGATGGTGATCTTAATATAAATTCCGAACTTACTCCATCCGGTGGAAAACATTCCTCCTATATTACTAAAAAAGTTGTTTTAGAAACTTCTGCAAGCTCTGTAAAAGTTCTTTTTGATGGTATTAGGACAGAACATAATGATATTAAAATTTTTGTTAAAATTAAAGGAGATTCTACTCCTGGAGAATTTAATGATATGAACTATATTGAAATACCTACAGTATCATATCCAGTATCCAAAAACAAAAAAGATTTTAAAGCTTTTGATTATGAAATAAAATCTTTGAGAGAGTTTCAGGAGTTTAGTATAAAACTTGTTATGATTGGTAATGATCAAAGTGATGTACCAATTGTTAGAAACTTTAGGGCCCTTGCTCTTGCATTGTAATATGAAAAAAATTAAAGTTGAGGGTCACTCAGACCTAATTAGAGATTCATCAAGTAAAGCAATCGTCAATAAAAATATTGACGAATATAATACATATATTTCTATTAATAAAAAGAGAGAGTTTGAAAAAAATAAAATTAATAATATTGAGTCTGACCTTTCTTCATTAAAAAATGAAATTAATGAAATAAAAAATTTGTTAAAAATTTTAATTTCTAGTTAGTATTATAAATACTAAGGAAATTACCTTTTAATATAAATAAAAATAAGTGGTAAACTTCTATGGCGGCAGTACACAACCTTTACATTGATCAAGGAACTCATTTTTCAGCAGAAGTTGTAATCTTTGATGATTTCAACACTGCTTGGAATTTGACTGGGTACACTGGTGAAGCCAAATTGAAAAAATCATATTATAGTTCTACGGCTCATGATTTTAATGTAGCTATTGGATCAGATGGAAAAATAACACTATCAATGACTTCAGCTATTACTACTGACATCGAACAAGGTAGATATGTTTATGACGTTGTTATTTCTTCTACTGGTGGAACTAAAACACGAGTTATTGAAGGAGTAGCTACTATCAATCCAGGAGTAACAAAATGAAAACTAAGGTTACATTATCTAATAGACCCCAAGTCATTACAGTTAGTACTGGTGAAACATCACCATTATCAAATTTAAATGATGTAAATTTTAATAATGCTACCGATGGTGCGGTTTTACAATATGACGCAGCGAGTAACACATGGATAGCAGAAAATGTTCTCCAGAAATCCGGCCTTCAATTTGATTGCGGCAACTTCTAATTCCCCATAGGTAATAAAATGGCAACAGTATTAAGGATTAAACGATCTAGTGCAGGATCAACTACAGTACCATCATCACTAAAACCATCAGAACTAGCATATGCTGAAGGTACTAGTACATATTCAGATGTGTCGGGAGGAAATATAGTTTCTCATGGTAAAATGTATTATGGTAGAGGTGTTGATACTAACGGAAATGCAACTACAGTTGATATAATTGGTGGTAAATATTTTACAGACATGTTGGATCACCAACATGGTACTCTAACTACTAACTCAGCAATAGTTGTTGACTCAGACAGCAAAATTAATGTACTAAATGTAGATAATATTACTCTAGATGGAAATACATTTTCTTCGACGGACGCAAACGGAAATCTAAATTTTGATACTAATGGTACTGGAACTTATATTTTTTCTGGTGCTGCTACTCATGATACTAATTTCTTTAAAATTAATGATGGTTCAACCGATAGATTCGTAGTTGATTCATTCTCCGGTGCTCTTGATATTACAACTCCATCATTGAGTAACGCAGATACTGTACTCAATATTGATTCTACTTGGAATAATGATGTAGTATTCAAAGGTATTGCTTTTAATGTAACAGATACAGATTCTAATGATGCATCAAGACTACTAGAACTTTCTGTTGGTGGTGCTAAAAAGTTTGATGTTGATAAGTCTGGTAATGTATCTCTAACTGGTAATGTTACTTTTGATAATCAAACTACTTTTGGAATCCAAGATAATACTGCAGCTGCATTTTTAATTAAAGAAGGTTCAAATTCATATTTTAATATTACTACTACTGATAGTAGTGAATTAATTACATTTGGTACTGCTGATGTCACAATTGATAATGATTTAAGTGTAAATGGTGGTGATATTAAAACTACTCAAACATCATTTGACCTTATCAATACATCTGCTACAACAGTTAATTTTGCTGGTGCTGCAACTGCAATCAATATGGGTAGTGCAAATACTACTCTCGATTTAGGAAATATTAGAATTTTTGGTAATACAATTTCTACTGATAGTAGTTCAGCAACTGAATTGATTATCGACCCGTTCCCAGATGCAGGTGATGCTGGTGGTGATGTTATCATTCGTGGTAATCTCCAAGTTGCTGGTACAACAACGACTGTTAACTCAACTGAGATGTCAGTCAATGATCCAGTCTTTACGATTGGTGATTCTGTAACCGAAAAAACTGTACTAACTATAGCAGCTTCTGGTGCAACAGATATAATAATTGACAATCCTTCTGGTGTTGTAGAAAGTGCAACAATCACAGGAACTGGTATTGGTTCTGGTAGAACAATTTCAAATGTAAAAATTGCATTTAATGTTGGTGGTTCACTATCAACTACCCCAATCGTGGGAGACGATATTTATTTCTATGATGGAACTTCATTCTCATTACTAGGTACATATGATTCAGAATCCACTGGTGAACTAGTAATTAATTTAGCATCTAATATTTCAACTAGAGGTGATGATTTCTATAATGGAAATCAACTTACGACTGATAGCAGTGGAACTCCATCAAACACTGCATCTATTACTAAAGTTGATACTAAAGTATTTAAAACAACAACAATTACATTATCTGATGTAACTACTAGTAGTATTGCCGCTGAAACTAAATTAACAATTAGTCAAGCATCTGATGATAATCTAGATCGTGGTATTCAGTTTAAGTATCTAAAGACAAATGCATCTAAGGTAGGTTTCTTTGGTTACGATGATGATACTGAATACTTCACATTCATTCCAGACGCATCAAATAATTCAAACCTATTCAGTGGAACAAAAGGTGAAGCGTGGTTTAAGACTGTAAAACTTGATGATGGTATTAATCTTGGTGTTCCATATTTCAACTCAAATCTTGAATTAACAAGAACAGTTGCTGGTAACACTGCTGCTTCATTCTTTAAAATTGATAGTGGTGAAGTTGATGGTAGTGGTAATCCAATCATGGTTGGTAGTTCCAATGCATTCTTAACTGTTGATGCAAGTGGTGTTCCTATCTGGTCCAACACACTTGATGGCGGATCATTCTGATAAATAATTAAAATTATGAGGTAATTATGTCTCCTGAAGAAGCGAACAATTTAATGCAAGTAATGAACAATAAAATTAATCAATTGACTCAACAAAATATGTTGTTAGAGTCCAAGGTTATGACTCTAACATCTATGATTGAACAGATGAAACAGAATGAATCGGGTGACGGTGGAAATTTTGATGACACACCACCAGTAAAGCAAAATAATGGCAAAACCAAACAGTAGATCCGAACTAAAGGAGTATGCTCTCCGTAAGTTAGGTAAACCAGTTATTGAAATAAACGTTGATGATGATCAAGTAGAAGATCTAATCGATGACACCATTCAACTTTTCAATGAAAGGGTTTATGATGGAGTCGAGCGTGTATACTTAAAGTATAAAATTACCCAAGACGACATTGATAATGGAACTGATAGAAACACATCTAGTACTGCAACAGATACAAATGCAGGGTCAACTCCAGCTGCAAAAACTTTAAATTTTGATGAAGGTAGAGGATATTTAACTATCCCAGATCATATTATTGGTATTCAAGGTGTCCTGCCAATTTCCAATACCTATGTTGGTAATATGTTTGGATTTAGATATCAATTTTTTCTAAACGATTTTTATAATTTTAACTCATATGATATTTTGAGTTTAGAGATGACTATGCAGCACATTCAGACTCTAGAGTTTTTACTCGAAGGTCAGAAACCTATTAGATATAATAAAGTACAAAATAGATTATATGTAGATATTGATTGGAATAGAATTCATATAAATGAGTATATTGTGATTGATTGTTATAGAGCATTAGATCCAGTAACTTTTACTAAACTGTATAATGAAAGATTTGTAAAAGAATATTTGACTTCACTAATTAAAAAACAATGGGGTCAGAATTTAATTAAATTTTCTGGGATTAAAATGCCTGGTGGAGTTGAATTTAATGGCAGACAACTTTATGACGATGCAGTTGCAGAACTAGATAAATTAGATCAAAAGATGTCCACGACATATGAATTACCACCTCTTGATTTTGTAGGATGATATGGCTAAAAACGTTTATTTTTCTAACGGTACATCGTCAGAACAATTATTGGTAGAAGATTTAATTATAGAATCTTTACAAATTTATGGTCATGATGTATATTATTTACCTAGAGAGATTGTAAAGGAAGATGATCTCTTTACTGAAGATGTTCTTTCTAAATTTGATGAAAACTATCTAATTGAAATGTATATTTCTAACTATGAGGGATTTGAGGGAGATGGATCCTTATTGACAAAATTTGGTGTTAGAATTTCAGACGAAGCAACATTTATTGTGGCGAAAAGAAGGTGGGAAGATTTAATTTCATCATCCAATAATCTTGTGTCCAATTTTAGACCAAATGAAGGAGATGTAATTTATTTACCATTAACTCAACAATTATTTCAAATTAAATTTGTAGAACACGAAAAACCTTTTAGACAATTAGATGCGATTCAAACATATAATTTGATAGCAGAATTGATGGAATACTCAGGTGAAAGACTTGAGACTGGTGTTGATGAAATTGATAAGATTACAAGAGATGTTGGATATTCACAAGTTATAAGTCTATCCAGTGGAACAGGAAATTTTACGTTCCAAGAATTAGTAAAATCTACATCAAAAACTGCAAAAGCTACTTCATCTAGAACTTTAGATGCTGTTTCATCAATAATTTTATATGATAACGGTGATGATTATACTTCTGCACCAACGGTTACTATTAGTGGTGGTGGTGGGACTGGTGCAACTGCAACATCTACTATAAATTCTACAGGACAAGTTTCTGGAATTACTGTTACATCACCTGGTTCTAGTTATACCTCAGACCCGACAGTTACAATTGAAACATCTCCTGGAGAAGCAACTGCTACAGTTACTAGATTTGATGCCACGAATAAAGAACTAGAACTTATTGATATTGTTGGAAAATTTCCAAGTACTGGTTCTATAGTCGGTCAAAGCAGTGAATCTTCATGGTCTATAAATACGTTTAGTTCAATCGAAAATGAAAACGATCCTGAATCTGAAAATGATTTCTTTGAATCTGAAGGCGATAAAATTGTCGATTGGACTCAAGGAAATCCATTTGGAGAATATGGTGACATGGGAGTCTTTTAATGTTAGGTACACACTTTTACCACGAAATTATTCGTAAAACTATTGTAGGGTTTGGTACTCTCTTCAATAATATTGAGTTACGAAGAACAGACAAAAATGGAAATATTGTCCAAACGATAAAGGTTCCTTTATCATACGGACCAAGAGAGAAATTTTTAGCGAGAATAGAAGCTGAACCACAATTAGATGGGAGAGCAGAAACTCAAATTCAACTTCCAAGAATTTCATTTGAAATGAAAGGCATTTCATATGATCCTACACGAAAATTAAGCCCAGTGCAAATTTGCACAACTCCAAAATCAGCAGATACAAAAGCTGTATATAAACAATATTCACCAGTACCATACAACATTGATTTTGAACTTAATATTCTGAGTAAAAATAATGATGATTCTGTTCAAATTCTAGAACAAATTCTTCCATATTTTCAACCAGTATTTAGTATTGCTGTGAAACTAGTAGAAATTACAAATGAGGTGAAAGACATTCCAATTATTTTAAATAATGTTAGTATGCAAGATGATTATGAAGGTAATTTTACAAAAAGAAGGGTATTGATTCATACTCTTAGTTTTGTAGCAAAAACTTATCTATATGGTCCTGTTGCTACTACAGATGTAATTAGGACTGTCAATGTTGATATTGGTACTGCAATCAATGCTGGTTCTAGATATGTAAGATATAGCGCAACACCAAAAGCCCTCGAAGATTATAATAATGATGGAATTGCGGTTACATCAATTAATCTCAACAGCAATACATTTACAGTAGTAAATCATGGATATGTAACTAATGATTTTGTTACATTACAAGTTGGTTCTGGTGGATCTGCAGCCGGTGGGTTAGTAGATGGAGATGAATATTATATTATTAAAATTGATAATGATAACTTTAGGGTTGCTGGGACAAAGTATAATGCTAGTCGTGGTTATGCTTTAGATATAATTTCTGCGGGAGTTGGTTCGCAAACGTTCTCTGTTGTGAATACATTAGATGATGCATTTGTTGAAGCAGATGATAATTTTGGATTTAATGAAACCTGGACTGATTACTGATATGTCTGACACATTTGAAAATTTAGATAAAACTTTTAACGTAGAATCTGCTATAGAAAAAGCAGAGAAAACAGTTGTTGATATTAAAAAATCAAAAACAGATAAAGATGTAGATAATGACTATGAGTATACTAGAGGACAACTTTACAACCTCATAGAAAAAGGTCAAGAGGCAATTAATGGTATTTTAGACGTAGCACAAAATTCGGACCATCCTAGAGCGTATGAGGTCGCAGGCAACCTCATTAAAAATGTTGCCGACATATCAGATAAATTGATGGATCTTCAGAAAAAAGTTAAAGAAGTATCTGAAGAAACTCAAAAAGGTCCAACTAATGTCACAAATGCAATGTTTGTTGGCAGTACATCTGAATTACAAAAGATGATTAAACAAATGAATATAGATAAATAATAGGTAAAACCTCGTCAATTATCATGAGAGATTACAAAAAATTTAAAGAGATCTGTGAAGCTAAGCGTGGTCTCTACGCAAATATCCACGCAAAGCGAAAGAGAGGAGAAGCACCAGCGAAGTCAGGTAGTAAGGACTACCCCGCTAAGGATGCTTT